CTATTCTAACCCATAAGCTATCCGAGTGAGTTCTTCTGTAGTAGTTATTCCATTAATCACAAGCTCTTTACAATTTTCTTTCAATGATGTCATATCATTTTCTAAAGCTATTTTTCTAATTTTATTTATACTTGCTTTTTTATCAATTAAAGATCTTATATTTTCATTCACAACCATTATCTCTTGAATTGCTTGCCTTCCCTTATAGCCTGTTTTATTACAAGTATTACATCCTTTACCTCTATAAAGTAAAATGTCTTCTTTTGTATTTAATATTTTCTTATCTATAGATGTTGCCTTATAAGTCTCTTTACAATCAGGACATACTTTTTTTATTAATCTTTGAGCTATTATTCCAACTACAGAAGCAGAAACAAGGTATGGCTCTATACCCATGTCAGTTAACCTAGTAACAGTTGAAGCAGTGCAATTAGTATGCATAGTACTTAACACAAGATGACCTGTAATAGCTGCTCTCGTTGCTATTTGAGCAGTATGCTCATCTCTAATTTCACCTACCATAACAATATCTGGATCCTGTCTTAAAATTGATTTAAGTCCACTTGCAAAAGTAAGCCCTGCTTTATTATTGACCTGAACTTGGTTAACTCCATCTAACCTATATTCAACGGGATCTTCTATAGTTATTACATTACGCTTTGTACTATTTAATTCTTTCAGAGCAGAATATAGTGTAGTAGTTTTACCACTCCCAGTTCCAAGTGGTATAAAAATGAGATTGTTATACATGAAAAACTTGATTCTTCTTATAGATATATCAATGATCCAGAAAACACATTAGGAGAAAAAATTAGAAAACAACGAAATTTGAAGGGACTCACTGCGGAAGATTTAGGAAAACTATGTGGATGTTCTAAAAACACAATATATTGCTATGAATCTAATACTGCTATTCCACACTATTCGATTATGAAAAGAATTATTGATATTTTAGATGTAGAAGTTGATTATTTTGAAGATGAATACTATAGTTTTATTTTCTCAAATAGTTATATAGACAAATTTAAAAAATGGCGAAAAGAAAATATAACAAGAACTAAAGATGTTCAAAAACTTTTAGGTGTATCGTACGCTTCGTTTTTAAGTTGGGAAAAAGGACACATCCTTTCTAGAGAAGTATTTAATAGAATTAAATGTATATTAAAAATCAAAAGTTTGTATTTATAATATGCGATAAAAAGCAGGAAGTTTTATTCCTGCTTAAATTATTTTTATAATGGTTTAGGCATTTGAGTTATGAACCTAGCATAACCATCTTTAGTTTTGATTAAATTCAAACTTTTGAATCGTTTTAAGTTTAATAGATCTTCTTCCTGGTATGGATATAACTCTGATTTTAATTCTTTAAAGTTATCTTTATCACACCCAGCTATTAACATATAAGAACTATTAGCTGCTTTAAGTTCATTTCTAATTATTCCTATCTGGCCTAAATAGTGACATGATATTATAGGTTTAGCTGTAAACTTAGCTATCTGACTCAATTTAGACCTTAGAAACTCCTGGCAATTAGGCACTTGGTATAATTCATCTATTACAATATTAACCTTAATTCTATCTTCTGCTTTAGGGGTTTCCCATTTCCTTTTTTGTAGTGCTCCCCATATTTTAGTTAGCCAGTAAGTAGCATATATATCTTTTTCCTGCTCTGTAGAGAACATTGTTTCAGGCATTCTAATACATATTAATTGAGACTTCTGCATTTCTTCTACCAGGTCTATATTATTATTGCAATCTTTTTTTAGCATCAGTTCCATATAAGTGTTTTGTTTTAGTTTACTTACTCTATTTAGTATTCCTTGAACATATGAGGTTTTAGTACCTACTATCTCTGGTGGATTATCTTTCGTTCCTTTAGTCCATTCATCAAGTTCTTCAAGTGCTAATATATATTCTTCTAAATTCTCCATTTGTTCTATAGGTCTACTATTAATGTAATTATTTCTTAATCTGTGATCTTGTAACACTCCCAATACATCTTTAATTGTTCCACCTTGAATAAATACTACTACAGCTGCAGCTTCTAAATATCTTTCCATTCTATCTTTTAATTCTTCACTGGCTACTGAATTTACTAATGTCATTAATTGACTTGTTTTTGTTTTGGCACATTTGTATATTTCTAATGGATGATCGTTTTTAGGAGTGACTTCGTTATATCCTAATCCTTGTATTTTATCAAAATCACTACAATCTATATCTAATACTTTACTAGGATCTATAACCTCTGATACTTCATCAGATAAATCTGTATTACCACAGTAATCGAATAATATAGTAGTTTCTTCATTATCTATTGCATCTTTAGATAAGTTAGATATAAGTGTTGTTTTCCCTGCTCTAGTAGGTCCAATAAGTGTTAGTGTTAAATTTTTAAACTCTTTGTCTGTACTTAGATATGCTTTCTGTTTATTTCCTCTATAAGTACTTTCTCCAATACACATTACACCTTCTTTAAGTTCTTCCGGTACTTCACTTTCAAATGTATCTATTTTTTCAATGCAACCATGTTCTTCTAAAAGTTCTCTTCCTGGTAGTGCTATAAAATTAGAGCATTCATCGGCACTAGCTTTAATATAATCTTTTGTCATATATAACTTTGTAGGTTCAAATATAGCTTGTTTTGACTTATTTTTAAATAGATCTTTGCTTTTTATCTTCTTAGCTTCTAATTCATTATCCTCGCTTATTTGTTGAAAAGAAGTTGTTACAGCTCTTGCATTATTATTCGCTTGTTTTCTATCTCTAGATTCTGACATTATTAAAATTTGAGTATTTACAACTATAGATTCACCTTTTGAAGTAGTAGCATTTGATAGTTGATTAGAGTTCATCCGCCTAAATAACATATCTGCCAGGTGATCCTGTTTGCTTTCAGTTTTGGTAGCTGTAAAAAAGGCTTTTTCTATCCCGTCTAGTATCACTACTAATATGTAACCTAGCATTTTCATTGCATACCAAAATCCTGTTTTTTGTCTGTCTACTGGTGTACCATCTTTTATTTTGTTTATAGTTTTATTATGTTTTGCTCTCCAACCCCACTGTCCGCAAGGTACAAAGTTATAAAATATACCTACTTTATCACCTTCTTTTAACACGGGTAATACGTTAAGTTGAGACGAAAGCAAGGTGTTACTTCTTTTATCTACTTGCAAACTTAATCCATCCTCTTTTTTATATGTTAAATAGTAACTTTGTGCATTTGTAGAGAATAAAGGAACTTTATCTACTTCTGTAATAGTTATACCTTTCCAGCTGTTCTGGATCTTCTCTTTAACAAGCTGTAAATATGTTTCTGGTATTATAAAATAAAATTCTGCTTTCTGTTTTTCTAGGTAAATGTAATATGATACTTTAGTTTGAGGTTCAAAGAAAAACTTCTTTTCAAATTTATATATCTGACTTGATATGTTTTTATATAAACTACTAATAGCTTTTGCTATTTGGTGTGTATTGTTGTTTCTTACAGAAGTAGTAGGTGTTAGTTTTAAATATATATATTTAGGCTTTACTATCTCAAAATACTTTTTAAGTTTCATTACATCACCCTTCCTAAGAAGATTATAAGTATAGAAGCTATAGCAAATATAACAAGTAATAAAACCATTTCAAATACTATTGCCCATTTTGCGTATATGAATAGCATAATCGTGAATATAAACACTCTTAGGATTTTAGGACTTCCAGTTACGATATAAAATATAAATATGACTACACATAACATTGGGAAATACATCAAGCTAAACTCTAAGCCCTGCATAATATATTCAATGGGATTTGTTACAAAATCCATGATAAAGCTAAATACTTTACTTATTGGTTCTAGGAGTTCTATAACTTTAGTGACTGGATTTTCAAAATCAAACATTGCTTAATCCCTCTATAAAAGTTTCTACCCATTTAAGTCCTACAGGTATAGCAAGCAAAGCTCCATATATAACAAGGTATTTCACAAATATACCCCAAATAGCTTGAATATCTCCATTTTGCAGTTGTTGTAATATCTCTTTGACAGCACATACGAAAACAATTGTATAACCAATAATCTTGATTAAAGTTCCCATTTGGCTATCTATTTGTGTTCTAGTTTTTTCTATATTTATAGCGAAAGTTGGTGTTGTATAAAAAACACCTATAATACAAATACTAATTAATGAAGTAATAAATATTTTTTTCATATTTTACCCCCTATTTTTTTGAAAGGATGTGGATCTTCATGCTTGGATTTGGAATTGGATTAGTGGTTGCGGCAGAATTACTAATGTTTTTTGGATAAATCTCACTCGTACTAGCATTTTTTCAGAAGTGTTTGCATACGCTGGTAGTGTAGCGTTGAAGCGAATAGCAAGACGGTCACTACAAGCTAGGTGGCCTATTTACAGCCTTTTATAAGTTCAATATATTCATAACCTCATCGGTGTCAATTGACACCGTTTCTTCTTTTTTGTCTGCTTTTATATCCATATTTTCAAGATAATCTTGTATGTGTCTTTTAATTATTTCTTCAATAGAATTATCTTGCATATCTTTTCTAATAAGTTCTTTTATATAGTTACTTTGGTTAGGTTGATTATTAAGATGATCCAGTAAGTTCTTATCTGTTTCAGTATTGAAACTAAACCCTTTTACCTTCTTCATTTAAAAACCACCTTCCCTATGTTGTAATATCCGATTACATTAGCAAATTGTGCATTATGTATAAGCTCACATTGAGGCATATAAGGTTTTAAATACATTCCTAGTATGTTGCTTCCCCCACCTGCTAGAATTACATTTTTAACAGTTTTCAAATCGTATTCCAGTTTAAGTCTTGTAACTATCTTTTTTACATAGCTATCTATAATACTGCTAAGATTTAGGTCCACTTTATTGCCATATATAGTAAGGCCTTCTTTTAATACATCTTCTATATCCCATTCAGTTAAACTTAAATCATAATCACTATTGAGTTTATTTGCTATTTTAGAATATAGTTTCATAATTCCCATCGAGTAAGTAGAATAGTGGCCCATCTTTCCATTTTTAAACTCTACTGTATCTATAGATAAACCTCCAACATCTATTACTAGAGCATCTTTCTTAGATTGTGAGTAATAAGCTCCAGCACCTTCTGGAAATACTTCTATGCCTCTAATTTTAATAATTTTTTTCTTGCCATTTATCTTAATTCTGTGAAATTCTCCAGGTCTAAACAGTTCCTTCATTTGTTCCTTTTGCTTTGAAAAAAGTCCAATAGGTAATCCAGTTACTATTTCTTCTTCTATATATTCATCCTTAGAATTAAGTCCTAAACTTGCTAGTAATAATAACAATGTATTTTGGTGTTGGGACTTCATAAGGTCGGTAGAATATTCTCCAGTTTCCCCAATTATATATTTGTGTCCTTCGTACTCTAAAATATTTTTATTGTCTAGTATTACATCATGATCGTCTACTTCTTTAAGAGTAGATTTAATTATAAATTCATTCGATAATTTGGAATAAGTAGTGCCTTTGTCAAAACCTAACATGGTTTAACCTCCTTTAAATTTGTTTAACCTATTGATTTAAACTCTTTTAAATTTGTTTATACTCTACTCTATGCCAGTTTGGTTTAAAACTTGCCTGTCCTACGAAAAAAAAGTATAAAAAAATACCTAGAAATTAATCTAGGTAAAATATATCTCTTAAATCTATATTCAATTTATAGCTTATACTTAATGCAATTTCTAGACTTGGTTGTCGCTCGTTTCTTTCGTACCGATTATATTGATACTGGCTTAACTCTAAAAACTCTGCAAATGATTTTTGAAACTTATAACCTCGCTGTAATCGTATTTCTGCAAATCTATTTTTTACCCCCATAGAACCCCTCCTCGTTTGTATAGTATATGTATTAGATAGTTGTAATGAAATTCCTGCTTACTAACATATGCTTAAAATAAAAAAGGTGGTATTGTTATGAGTAAAAATACTAAACAAGGACTTATATTTTTGTGTATTGGAATAGGATTATATATTTTTAGTCAACTTCCTTTATAAAGATTATTCTGCAGAGTGATTTTTAAAGGTTAGGATGAAAAATCCTAGCCTTTTTACATATAGAATTGCTTTTTAGTTACAAATGTATCTAATACGCTCTAATTTAAACCCTAAGGAGATTTTAGAGTTATTCGACTAAAACTATGAATAATATATAAAAAGAGTTATATATGTAATTCTGTGAGGTTGTTTTTTTCTAAAAATAGACACAAAAAAAGAGTAGAGCCTAAGCCCTACCCTCTAATCTACAACATTGTTTTTCTCAATGATTATTTTTTTACCATCAAAAGCTAATTTCAGCTGTCTATCATCTTCATTCAATCCCATTTCTCTAACCCATTTAGATGGAAGTGTAGCTCTAAAGGTTACTCCACCAGATCCGGCTGTACCTCCACTTTTACTTACTAACATTTTAGCCTTTCTTTGTTCCATGTCACTGCTCCTTTGTACTAGATTATTTAATTATTTTTTCCTCAGTAAATTAATTATTAGTAGTGTAATACCCAAATAAAACAATATATCGAATAATCTATACGGTGTTGTTAAATGTAAAATCTGCACAATTAATAATGCTACCAATAATATTTTTTTATACATAAATTTCACTAGACATGATATAATATATTAAAGGTTGGGGCTTTCGCCCCGTACCTTCTGATTTAGTCGTTCGTATCTTTTTGAATTAGTGCAAACACTATGGCCATGGTGCTTACTACTTCAAATATGATATGTACGACTTTTTCTATTTTGTCTAGCATTCCCTCCCTCCTTTCTAATTATATTATATATCATTCGTGCCGAATAGTCAATAAAAAAATACTAATTTTACTAAATTTCGTTCGACAATTTCAAACATATAAAAAAAGGATAAGGTCTAAACCCTACCCTATTTGTTCATATCCTTTATTTAATTCAAATACTGCTGCTTCAATTAATATGTCTAATTCTTTTTCTGTAATATTTATTCCTTTGCTATTTAGAAAATCTATTACATACTGTTTTTTCTTATCTCCTTGACCAGCTTCTTCAAATATCTGTTCAGCTGCATTAACTGCTACTTGCACCAAAAACTTAATATTTTTTTGCTGCTCTGCAGTAGTTTTTTCCTTAATCCAAGGTACTAATATATAAGTTACTACCGCTCCCAAGATTGGAATAATAATTTTTACAATTATATCAATACTCATTTAAATCATCTACCTTTCTTACTTTAGTCTTTTTAATACTACTTAACATTAATAATTCTGATGTAGTGAATGCAAACCAGGCACCAATTAAAGTAACTGGTTCACTTCCAACTTTTAAAAACACATATAACACTCCTATAGTAAATAATGTATTCAATAAAACTATAGCTGACACTATCAACTTAGAAAATTGTTTCTTCATTACTTAATCACCACGGTTTCGGAGCTTTGCTCCCAGCCTACTTTATGACCCATCTTTTCCAACAGATCACGAATGGAAACATAGTTCTTATTGTCTTGCATTATACCCTCTACTTTGAATTTGCGACCTCTAAAATCAACTTTAACTGCATTATCTATATACTCAAGTCCTATATGTTCTAAAATCCCTTTTGAAATTCCTGCAGCTACTTTATCAAGAAACTTATCATCTTTTAATAACACTTCTTCCTTAGGATTGTTGATAAAAGCTATTTCTACAAGTATTGCTGGAGCATAAGGTTTCCTTATTATTGCAAATTTATTATTATATTTAACTCCACGATTAGGTAGTTTGATTTGATTTACTAGGTTTCTTTGTACTTTGTCTGCTAATTTACTCCCTTCACTGGTAATAGAATAAGCATAAGTTTCTGTACCAGTAGCATTAATATTTCCTGCACTATTACAGTGAATAGAAACTACATAGTCTACTTTTAATCTATTGGCTACATTTGCAGCATTATATGATTTAAAACTAATATCTTTTCCTCGTGCTAATACAACTTCTTGATTGTGTCTTTTTAATATCAGTTCAACCTTCTTAGCAACTTTCAAAGTTACATCTTTCTCTTTTAGTCCAGTAGGTCCTATTGCTCCTGAATCACTTCCGCCATGACCTTCGTGCATAAAAATTTTAGCCATATTACTACCTCCTAACTGAAAATATTATTTTGTACTGCATAAAAAAAGAAAGCAACAAAGCTTCCTACAAGCAATCCTACGAACCATTTAAGAATTGTATTCAGTGCTCCAAGTTGTTCTATAAGTCCATTTAACCTCTCTTCCATTCTTGAATTCACCTGCTCTATTTTGTCTATTCGCCCTGAATGATTGTTTAATCTTCTTTCTGCTATATCTAATTTTTCGTCTATCCTTTTGTGCTTCTCTTGGCATAACACCTCATTATAATCCATATTTTCACCTACTTTCTAAAAATAAAAAGAACCTGGATTAACCAAGTTCTCAAGATTTGTCTAAATTTTCAAACCAAATTCCATAAACATCAATAACAGTACTTGTAATAGTATATGACTTTTCTATTGTTCCTTTTTTAATTGTTATTTTATAAGTAATCTCATCTCCAATTTTCACATCATTTTCACCCACATAAACGACTGCTACTTGATCTGAGAACCTAGTTACTTCATTTTTTCTTCTCCATTTTGTTAAATCGGCATAATATGCACCCTTATTCATATGCCATGTTAGCAATTTATTTACCTCTGGCACATTAACACATTCTGCCTTAAACAAATATTCATGAGTGTAATCATCTATATTAGCAACTTGAATTCCAAAGTAATATCGCCCTTTTTGATAACCTAAATTTTGAAATATAACTAACTCTGGCTCTATAAATTCATTTGTTTTAGGAGCAGAATCTATTCCTCGTGCAATAATGTCCATGGTATTTACTATTACTGTTACAGCTTCTGCTCTTGTAGCATTGCCGTCATGTTTAAATGTATTATCTGGATAACCATGTATAACTCCTATCTCATTGGCTCTTTTAACATATCCTTTTATTTCTTCTGGTATTTTGCTATCATCTGTAAATATAGTTTCCCATGTACCCTGATCCTCCCCTAGTGCTCTTATAACGATTCTTGCTATTTCACCTCTTGTTATTGGCTTGTTATAATCTGTAAATTCACCCTGCCTGATAATGTCTTTCTCTACCACACTATCTATGATTCCTTGATACCATTCTCCACTAGAATTTTTGGCAGGAATATCTAACGCTTTGGCTACGAGTGTAGTAAATTCAGCCACAGTTATTTTATTGTCTGGCTTAAAGCTATTATCTGGATACCCTGCAATTATTCCATCTTCAACTAATAAGTATATAGACCCTTTACCCCAGTGATTGTCCACATCATTAAACCAATACCCACCAGTTGCTTCGCTAACATAAGAATATCCTAATGATGAAAAAATCAAAATTCCTACCAATATAATTGTAATTATTTTTTTCACTTAAAGTCCCCCTATTATGCATTTTTATAAATTATATAATAAAAACACATAATTTATTGTCGAATACAGTCGTATTGTATAAAAAAAGAAGGCTATAAAAAATACACCCTTCTAGGTGTTGAATTGGTTATTCTATATTATAAGCTTCCTTGTGAACCTTAATCCAATACTTCCCTAGGTATAGCAATAATTTGTTCATACTCTTCTTGCGTTACAAAGGTAGGTACATATGACTGTAATCTTTCTTTAGTCATAGCTTCATTTATCTTCCATTGCAATAATAAGAAGTTATACATTATAAAGCACCTCCAGTCTGCAAGTCCATTAAAGCAAGCAATGCTTCTTCATTTGCTTTGATTCGTTGCTCTGTTTTTTCTTCTGTTGTTAGTGGTCTGTCTACGTACTCATAATATAGCTCACCAGCAAGGATATCGTACTTCAACACAGCCCTTTTTCCCATAACATAATTTGCTTCTGGAACACTTTCAACAGTGTACATGCTATTTTTTTGCTCATTAGTTAGAGGTGCATGTTCAGTTAGAACTGATAATACCTCACCAACATTACTTTCGACATTGTGTACATTAATGAAAAACATAATATCACTCCTTATAATTTAATTGTACTTGATAGACATGATAGTTTATTAAATCCATGTGTAATAGTGCTATCATGCATATCATAATACATTTCGTAGTGTTCAATATCTGGATTAGCTGTATGTATAGGAGACCTCCAAATCTCAGTGTGCGTTAAGTCCGGGTTTATTATCATCTTTATAATATAGGGATAAGCGCTTCCTAAACTTGTTACACACTTATTACCATCATAGACTGAAACAGGTGTCGTCTCACCGCGAGCTAATGTATAAGAGTAACCTATATAATTTAAGTTATAATCATACACTATAGTCCTAGAACCAGTTCCCATAATAATGTAACTTTCAGTACACTCAACTCTATCATACCAATTTCTGTGGTAACTGACACCATCAGTAGTGTACTTTAATTTAGCTCCCGTTGAAGGATTTAATTCATAAACTTCGTTCTCTCCCCAGTATCCAAATACCCTACCATTTAATTTGTGTACCCCTAGACCGTCAGTAACTACACCCGCAATCCATTCAACTGAACCAGTTATACTGCGCTTTGCAAGAGACCCGCCATCATAGTAGTATACAGCATCTTCCGTCGCCCTCAAAGGTCTCCAAGAGCCCATTCCGTGACTTGAAGAGGTACTAGCTTTATTTTTAGTTAACTGAGATAGTGTGCCGTGTGTTAACCTGTAAAAGAAGCCTGCACTATCAGTAGCATAAACATATTTAGAATTACAGTCTATACCCCAAGGGCCTTCTTCAGTATTGTATGTTGCCAGTAATGCACCGGTGTGTTTGTTAAAGCATTTTATTGAAAAAGAATATTTACAGTACATATAATCACCATAAGAACATATAGTAGCACCTGCAGTAGCTCCTCCCATATCGTCTCTTAAACTTTTTAATCCTGGACTAACCCCTAACTCTTCTACAAGATATTCTTGTCCTGCTTTATATTGATTAGTACCTGTAACTTTACTGCCATTAACATAAGCAGTTTTCCCTATAGATATATCACTAATACTTGCTGTTGCATCATTGGATATATCCCTTATCTTGCTACTTAATGCACTAAATGTATCGCTTCCACTTGCACTTTGTCCCATGTCAGCAATAGCAGAAGCAATATTGTTTTTCCCACTACTGACATTTGTAAAAAGCTCTGTTAATGCTCCTTCCACATTGCTTGCCGAAAAGTTATTAACTGCATCTTCAATGCTTATCATAGTTGCTGGATGTATACTAGGATGAGTATACTTATTAGCACCTGTATCTATCCCAGCTAACTTATTCTTTTCTGCAGTTGTATAATCCTCTGAACTAAGACCTTTTCCAGTTACTTTATCTACTTTAGTATCATCTAGTTCTTTAACTGTTTTTGTGTTTCCTACCCCAGCAAGTGCTAAAACTTCTTGATCTGTATAAGCTTTAGCATTAGATTCAGCTGTGTTTGCTTTTTCCTGTGCACCAGTAGGTATTTCTGCCCCTACGTCAGAAGCACTTAAAACTACAGCTCCAGTTTTGTTATTTACAGAAACTACTGGAAATTGTATATTAGATAATTGATTTACAGGTACATTACCAGTTAAATCAAGAGTAGCTACTCCATCAGCTTGGCCTTTTTCTGTCTGTAATACGAATCCTTCTGTCTGTTGCTGTGAAAACCAATCATTCCAGTCATTGTTGAACTGTATTAAATCATTTTGAAATTGTTGCTTGATATTTGCTATATCATTTTCAGCTTGTGTAGTATTAGTTGTATACCAAGATTGATATTGATTGAATAAAGTTGTAGTATCTACTTGATCTACAGTTCCATGAACAATACCACACAAAGTATCATTAAGCCTTAAATCTGTTATATTTGCCTGTGTAATGCTTATTATACCTTTATTAACTTGTATATCTGCTAACCCTAACTCATAAGCATCTTCATCACGTTGTAAATCTTTTGCAACTGCATCTGTAGCAAAATCTCCTTGTTTAACTTCTAATCTTATTTCTCTATCTACCACATCATATCTAAGTACTATTCTATCTACACGATTTAACACCCCATCAGCTGTAGTCAATTCTAAAACATAGTCATTATCGTTAATTAGAATAAAACCGTTAATCCAAGCTTTTCCTGGTTTAATGGTTACTGTCATATCATCATTTGATATGACTTGTAGATTATCAGAAGAGACTGGAAACACACCATTACCTATAAAACTAGCAAAATACTCAGCGAAAGAGCCTGCATTGTACTTGCGATCTCCATTGACTGAATTAAAAAATCCACTTCTTATTGCCATTATCTCACCTCTCTCTTAATTACATCTATTAAAGTCGGTATGTTGTTACCAAATGTTACATTAACTTTTTTTCCTGTTTTCTCATAAATTTCTTCTACTTCTGTAATTCTAGTGTCTATTGTTATACCCCACTTCTTGCTAGTGCAGGTCACTAAGTCTCCTAAATCAAAATCTTCTTTGTATACTAGATTCGAATTTAGATTAATTTTACTGTCAAACGTTTGTATTTCTTTAGTTTCTGCTAGTTTGCTTTGTCCTCTATTTTCTAGTTTCGATTGATATTCTTCTATAGTCATATCTTCCTGCTTTAAATCTCTAGCATCTACAAACATTTCAAACCTATCTAATCCTGTGCCTTGTCCTACTGTAACAAGTTCTCTTACAGGTCCTTCACCTTCCCCAGCTACAAGTGATATATTTCTATAGTTATTTAAGCTATCTATATATTCTTGTTCTAGTATATTTTCAAATTCTTTACTAAAAATAGCTGGAGCATTTTGGCTTTGCCCTGCTGTTCTATCTAAACCTTCATAAAGATTAAATATCATTTGTTTATTCTGTATGTCTATTAAAGTTCTAATCCCTAATTCACTTGTATTAGCTATATTTTCTATTTCTTCTAACAGATTTTTATAACTTACCTGGTAATTAAGTTGTTGAGTATAGTTTTTAAGCTCTCCTAGTGCTAGTAAATCAAGTTTTCTATTAACATCTATAGGATTGATAGCATTGTTATTTATAAGCTCTCTGATAGCTAATTCAGATGTTGAATTTAGATTTTCTATTCCCCAAATTATTCTTCTATTTAAATAACCGGTTAAAAACTTACCTCTTACAACTAGAACTTCTTTTCCTTTACTGTCTTGTTTTAAATTTCTATATTCAATATATCCAGCCTCTAAATCGTCTTTCTTCCATATAACATTACCTCTTTTAAGTATATTTAATGTTTCTGGAGTCAAACTACAATGTAATTCAAATTCTCCACATCTACTGTATCTTCTAACCCATCTAAGACTGAAATGACCTTCAAATATGCCTTTGAAATTCAATTCTCTATCAAATATATAAAGCTCCATTTCTACACCCCCAGGTACTGTGGAGTATAATAAATTGCAACTTCTAAGTTATCTATTCCATCGTCTGCATTATATCTAAGCAAATTATCTCCTACATAAAGTTGTAAGAATGTACTTTGAAACTCTATCCAGTTAAATGCATTAGAAATTACACCATTCTTATTAAGTTCTACTCGTTTTTTTTGAAAATGCGTAGTTACTGTGATTATTTCTCCTGCTTCCATAACCTTATTTACCTTAAAGTACTCTCTAGTATTTACGTTGAATAGTGAAGGATTAACAACAGTTGCTAGTGCCTTAAATTGTATCTTCATACCACATTCAACATCTCCACCATTAAATACATTAACAATCAAACTAGGCTCTCTATATCCTAATTCTATGCCTTCTGATGTGAGTTCTAAAGGAAACTCAAACGAACCTCTCCATATTGCAACTTCTTCTTTAGTTTCAATCAGGTCCTTAAAGAATGGATTAGGACAATACATATCTACTAGAAATTTTAGAGGTTCATTTAAATTATTTATTTTGCTTTTAAAGTTTTCTACAGCATAATTAATTTTAAATTCTTGACCCATATAATTAACTGTTAGTTCCCCGTCATGGTGGATATTGAAAAGGTTTATTAATTTTCTTCGTTCGGCTTCCTTGTTATTACCTGTATATTCTATTTCTGTCGATATTGGTCTACCTTTTATTCTTTTATGGGATATATTACTACCATCACCTAAAGTATTCTCAGTCATGAACAATTCAAATTCTCCACTTTCAATACCCTCTATATTTAAAAGTCGGTAGGGTTTGCCTTTGCCCACTTTAAGTGTTTTGTTATTACTTTTGAATTTCAAATCTAACATTTTAATATCCAAGTGCAAGATCCCTCCCCACTTTTTTTAGTTCTCTAGCATTTTCACTAGGCGTATTTTCTGGATTAACTATTGTTACATTTTGAGTAACTCCATTGTCATTATTATTTACAATATTATTAGTTTCTTTATTTCCTGTAGTTCCTGCTGTGATTTTAGTTCCTATACTATTAGACTCAAAATCAACTGTGGCCTTCATCTTCTTAGTTAAACTGCTTAATTCTTTTTGTGCATCTTTTTGTAGGTCTGGCATACCTTTTTCAAGGCCTACACCAATACCTAAGGTAAGGTTTTCCCCTACTTCATCTCTCATTATTCTCGAAGGTGAATTTATACCAAATACTCCTTTTATTCCACCAATTATACTGTCAGCAAATCCTCTAACTTTTCGTAAAATCCAATCTTTTAAACTGATTATTCCATCCCAAAGCCCTCTAACTAAATCCTTGCCAACGTTCACCATTCCTGAAAAAGCACTTTTCACACCATCTATTACTGTCTTAACAAGGGTAACCCCTACTTTTAGAAGTCGTGGAGCCGCTTTTAATATGCCAATTATTAACTCACCAAGAAGTTGAACTCCTGTAGATATAACTTGAGGTATCATACTTAATATGGCACCTATAAGCTCTAGTACAAGTTCTATACCAGTTGATACTAATTGAGGTATCATTTGTAACAAGCCATCAATTATTGCATACACCAACTGAATTGCAGCTTCTACTAATAGTGGCAAATTGTTTAATAAACCTTGAACTATACCTAGAACTAAATGTAATGCTGCATCAACTAATAAATCAACATTATTTATTAATCCTTCTACTATGGCCATTACTAACTCCATAGCACTATCAATTAGTAGTGGTAAATTATCTATTAAAAATTCTACAAGTGATGTTACAATTTTTAATGCTGCTTCTGTTAATAGAGGAATATTCTGTACTAGAAATTTTACTAATGCATTAACAATCTCTAAAGCACCATTAAATAGCAACTCTACATTTTCCATTAAATTTTGAGTTAATCTAGTGATTATTTTAATTGCAGATTCTAGTAACTCTGGTAGTGCATCACTTATTCCCTGCATTACTGCTAATACAGTTTGTACACCTGTTTCAATAACTGTAGGCAAGTTGTTTATTATTCCATTTACAATAGCCATTAAGATTTTGATTCCAGATTCAATTAATAGAGGTAAATTTTCAATAATTGTATCTACAATCGTATTTATGGAATTCACTGCCACTGGTATAAGTTCTGGTATCATTTGAGATATACCTTGAACTAGAGTGATAACGAGTTGTATACCTAGATTTAATATTTCAGGTAATATCTCCCAAGTTGTGGTTATAAAACTTTGTATAAGTTCTAAGGTAGCATTTGCAATTATCGGTAAATTCTCTCTTATTCCATTTATAAAGGCTTTTATCATATTTATTGCTGCATCAAACATCATTGGAGCATACTCTGCTATTGCTATAACAGCATTTGCTAGTACATTCCCTATTTCTTCAACAAGTCCAGCGAAACCACCTTGTTCAAATGCCTCAGATAATTGACCTACTGCTTCAATTGCTCCTTTAGCAGCTTCTTTTAATGGTTCTTCTAATCCTTTATAAATTTGTATTCCTAAACCTTCCAATGAACTTTTTAAAATAGTTAATTGACCTTGAAGGTTATCATTCATTGTTTCTGCCATTTGAGCAGCTGCTCCATCGGCATCTTCGATATATCTAGATAATTCTTCAAATCGTTCTCCACTATTTGCAAGTAGCGCATTAGCTGATTTTAAATCGACTTTGTTAAATATAGTATTAAGAACCTTAGTTTTTTCTCCTTCTGTCATCTGAGCTAAAGATGCATCTAAGTCTTTAAAAATTTCATTTAAAGGTCGCATTTTGCCTTCTGCGTCAAACACTTCAAGACCTAGGTCTTTCATCTTATTAGCAGCTTTATCAGTCGGAGCAGATAAAGAAAGTATCATGTTTCTTAAAGCTGTTCCACCTTCTGCACCTTTAATACCATTATCAGCAAGTATTCCTAAAGCTGTATTAAGTTCGTTTGTTCCTCCTGCTAAGGTTTTTGCCGTACCACCTACAGTAAGGATAGCCTCTCCTAATTGTCCAACACTAGTATTAGATTTTTGGCTCGTCTTAGCTAATTCATCAGTGAAACTTTCCAATTCACTCATTTCCATACCAAGAGCTGACATCGAGTCTGTCACGAGATCCGATGCATAACCTAATTCAAGTCCACCAGCAGCCGCTAAATTTAGAACCTTAGGTAGTGCATCAATAGATTTTTCAGCATCGTAACCTGCAAGTGCTAGATAATTTAAGGCTTCACTTGCTTGAGTCGCACTAAATTGAGTAGATGATCCAGCATCCATTGCAGCCTTTTCTAATGCTTGAAAAGATTTATCTCCTTCTCTGATAGCTTGAGCTGATATTCCCATAGTCGCTGCAACTTGAGACATTCCTTTTTCAAAATCAGAACCAACTTTTATAGCTGCAGCTCCTAGGCCACCAATCGCTGCACTTGCCGCTATTGCAGATTTGCCAACTGCTTTAAATGCCTTACTTCCAACACTTTGAAGTTTTTTAACACCGTTATTAAAGCCTTTATTGTCAATTTTAGTATCAAAAACTAAAGAGCCATCTGCCATATTCTCACCTCTCTTCTTAACTCTTTAAGGTTTGAATAACGGCTCAAAGGCTCATAAATTATTCAATGTTTATTTCTATCTCTTTCTTACAACCTTTACATTTAATATATAAATTTTTGCTTTTTCCTTTTAACTCGTCATATTTAAGTATCTTTTTCCCACACCAAGGGCATAAATACCATTTTTTATTATTCACACTTAAATCACTCCAATAAAAAAGCAATCCCTAATGGATTGCAATCTTTTAATTATTTCCTTTTGGATTTCTATGTACACCTCTTGCTATAGCATCATCTACAAACCATTCATTCTGGTTATCTGTCTTACTTAAAGGTGTAACACCTATTCTTATACTATAATGGTCAAATACTTCACCTAGATATTCATGTCCAGGGCTTTCTAAATTACTATTTTTTATTGCTATATTAGAACTAAATTTTCTAACAAAAGTATCTGCAAACTCGACTGCTACTTCTTTGTCTGTGCTATCTCCTAACACTGCTGTAAATGTTATTATTTTATCTTCTTCACTAACTTCAATGTGTGTATCTTTAACATAACTAAAAAACTCAGGGTTCATAACTTCTTTTTTCGTTTCTTCGATTACCTTATCCCATTCCACATTTATACTTTTTTCTTGAATCGTATCTTTATTTGTTACAGTTTCTGTTTGATAATCTGGTCCATTTTCTTCTTGATCTACAGTTTCTGAATTTTGTATATTTCCTTCTTCTGGTTCTTCCATTGCTATCCCTATAGTTCCAATTACAATTAAAGCCATAAAAGCAATAAACCACTTATTCTTATAAAATGGTTTTTTAACTTTTTCATTTTTGTTCATAAATACTCCTCCAATATATATATTTATTTCAAATATATCAAATAAAGGAATATTTTTCAATATTATAATAGGTTTGCAATAGAATTATTGAAATCCGTTTCTTTTTCTTCTTGTGTTCTTTTATCAGGAAGGGCATATATCTTTTTCATTTTTCTATAATACTTATTCTCTTGATCACTCATATTATTATCTATAGTTATTGATCTATAGCCCATTATTTTAGATATTAAATTATCTTCCTTTAGACTCTTAAACATAGCCCTGAATTTCCACCAGTGTAGATACTCGATATCTTGCAAATCTATATTATATTGATCTAAAAAAGCAGAATAGATATACTCGTCATCATGCTCAAATGAATATATCATGTCCGCTTTATTTGTTCCTTCTGTATTATTAGAATTTGCATTATTATCCTGTTCTTTACCACAAGAGTAAAACCACAGCATCTTTTCTACTGCTTGCACTATATTATTAGGAATCTCCGGATAATATAACTCTAAAGCAATATCAATCTTTTCATTGTCCATGATACTATTATCTTGCATAAGCAATTCAAACAATATACTAACTCTAAAGTCCGTATTTATTTCATAATTCTCTCCATCTATCTCAACTTTTTCAGGAACTAAGTCAATTAGAATGTTCATTTTTTACTTCTTAGTTCGTCTTTGTGCTCTGTTAGGACTATATTGTTTGAATTTTGAGTCTCTGTCTTTATTGATTTCATCTGTGATATAGTTTAGTACATCTAAAGCATCAAACAAACTTATTTTTCTATCTTTGAATATTGATTTAGTAGCACCTTCTCCTAAAATAGTATCTATAGAATCGCAACAAAACTGTATTGTATCTTTTAGTGCTTCTGTATAGTTCTCACTCTGACCGATTTCACTAGAAATTTTCATTGCCTTATCTGAAAATTCCATTACATTTTCTATAAGCTCTGGACTAGATGAATCTACTTCAAATTGTTCTCCGGCAATATCTAAGACTAATTTCTTTTTAAACTCGAATTTCCCCATATTTTTAAAACCTCCTTATATTATACTACTGTTCCATCTTCAACAAATGTACAAGTCTGCCAATCATCTGTAGTTGTTGCTTCTCCTTCTATTCGATCTCCTTTAACTCTAAAAGTACCAGAGTAAGTGTAAGCATCTGTACTGTCTCCTTCTGTACCAGGCACTACTACAAAGTCTCGTTTAACGGCTTTAAAGGTATCTGTTGTAGCTCCTTCTTGGGTAAAATCTACTGTAAGTAGGGTAACCACTGCACCATCACCTATTTTTTCCTTATCAATTATTTCAACCAACTTTGTATGCACAGAATCATTTTGCATTTGATCGAATGTGAAATCCATGGAAGTAGAAATCGCTACCACGTCAGTAGTATCAAAACTTTCATCTACATATCTTCTAGTGTATTCCTGAGGATTCTTATTAGTAGATAAAGCTGTAAAGCCTTTCATTCTATTAAATGTCTCTCCTTCTGACTCCATAAAAGCAATCTTTTTATTTCTTGCTGTAAACATATTGTATTCCTCCTTTAGCTTTCAAAATAAATCAATCTTCCTTGTAATTGATACCTTGCATTTTCCTCTGTATTATCAAATAAATAACCACTTGTTGTAGCTTCTATTTTTACAGCTTTCTTATTGCCTTTCAAATCTGGTAATTCACCTTTATTTGTTTTTTCTTCTAACCAGCCTGCAAACTGCTCATAAAAACCACTATTTTCTATATTTTGTAATACATCCGAGCCATAATACTCTCTAGATCCAAATACAAATACATATTGCTTTAATGCTCCACCATCTACATATTGCCTTATTACTTCTGTAGTAGGTACGCTATCTATAGTGTATTCTGTAGCCTCTGCTCCTAAAAAGTCTACATTAAGCCTTGCATACATATCTAAAAGAGGGCATTTTGCTATAAATGTTCTTATACTGTCAATTATCATATTTTAGCACCAGCCTTTTGAGCAGCACCCTTTAATATTTCATCCTTACGGTCAGCTTTCATTCTATGAAACCATTGCCTTCCACGTAATCCATTCCCTTTATTGCTAAAATATTGCCTTCTAGCATACGGTGTTTTATAAATTACTTTTCCACTGCCTATTTTAGTATGAATAGTACCACTTTCTTTTAACTTTCCACTATCAAAGGGAACGTAAGGATCTGTTAGTCTTAATACCTCGCTGTCAACAAATCTTTGTACCTCTTGACCTATTCCTAATCCTCTTTTAGTAATTAGTTTCTGTGTTCCATTGATTAAAAAATTTGTTTTAAAACTAATTCCCATTACTTAGCACCTACTTCCCAATGCCTTAAATGAGGACTCCCGAAATCTTTAGTGTCCACCGATGTAATAGTGTAAGCTTCATATTCTTTGTCTAGGTCAGATACTTTGCCATTGATTTCAAAATCTATTACCCCTTTTACTACTCTATCCCCTTCTTGGAGTGTATAGTAATTAGTTTTATTTTCTAGTTTTTCAAAACCTTTAGACTTAATATATTCTTTGGTTGTATCTACACTAAATGGAATTGCTATAAATATTTTATCAGCACTTTCAAGTCCACTTTTAATAGTATTCACTGCTTCTTTATGATCCCAAAACACACCTCTTAAAACGGTTCTTTGGTATTTATCTAATCTAGTTTCAACATCAAAATATCTATTGTATATGGTTATATCTGCATTAACCTTCATGCTATCGACCTCTATACATTAACCCTGTATGAGCTAAATACTTTTTTATTATATCTTTTTTCTTTTTATCAACAGTATTTTTTTCATCTACTACATAACTAACGGAATGTGTACTTACTGACTCAGATGATATTTCTTTGCCACCAGTTTGCTTTAACTGGTATAGATAATCTACTAAATCACAGACTGCAAATCTAACATTTTCATTGCTGCTTGTAACCCTGTTAAATGTATAATATTTTACTGTCATTGCAGCTTGTATTTCTAATGTAGGGAAGTCAGTTTCAGAAACTTTACCACCATAGGTGTTTTTATAAAAATCAAAGTCTACGAGCATACTATCACTCCTCTACTTCTGCCTCTTCTTTCTGGTCATCTAACAAAGCATTGAGCAGCTCTTCCCTTTTCATTTTTGAAAACCCTTCTATATCTCTATCTTTAGCTAGTTTTTTCAGTTCATCAACTTTCATATCCTCAAGTTGTATTTCTTTATTTTCTTCTATCTCTTCTATAATTTCAAATAAATCATCTTTCATATCCTTTTCCTCTATTTCTATTTCTTCATCGATTTCATATCTTCTTTCACAAAAAACTGGTGTTTTCACCTTAACCAAATACTTTTTCATAAATTTCACTCCTCATATTAAAAAATAAAAGACAAGGAAATTAATCCTCGTCTTTATTGATGTACAGTTGCTATAAATACTTCATCTATACTTTCGAATGAAGGTAATGTAATCATTGATACTTTAGTTGATACATTCACTGGATCCGTTTCTTCAGTAGTAGTTATTGCCATACCTTTATTTACAATAGAAACTTCAGCTTTATTGCTAGTCATTAAGTCAGATTCCTCAGGAGTAGTACCAAAATAAGTATTACCTAAGTTCTTATCTGGATAAAGTGTAAACTTATCATCAGGGAAAAATTGTTTTGTTTCTCCACCTTCTGCATATCTCTTATTGTATACAGTTATAGTGACATTTAACTTAGATTCTAGGTATTGAGTTAATAGAGAATCTGTCATGATTATATTTTGTCCACCGATTGGATTTAAATCTAATTTGATAGATTTGTTATTCATAAGATAGTTCCAAACTTTTCTAGTACAGATCGCTTTAGTCGGCTCAACTCCTGTATCGTCTATAATAGCATCTTTCCATCTTTGAATATCTGCTACAGGATTAGAATTCTCTAAATCACTCCACATTGCAGTAGATATTAACGATTCTTTATGATTTGAATTGAATTTATAATCATAATCATAAATAACTCCATCGCTTACAGCAGATATTTTACCATTTGATAATAGCTGCATTCTCATTCTTTCTTCTTGAGCTTCAGCACCATCTAACAAAGTAGTTGTATCGTCAAATATTTTAGTTACTATCAAATCAATGTAATCTTGATTTCCACTAGCTATTATTTTATTAAGCTCTTGTCTATCCTTCTCTTTAACTAGCATACTCTCTTTAAAGAAAGGCATTTCAGTTTGTATCTCTTGAATACCAATTCTATCTCTTACATCTGATTTTGCATCAAATGCACTAGCTTTTAGTACAACTGGTACACCTTTTGAACCTTTAATCCATCTTAAATCTAATCCTAATTGCTTCTTTCTAGGAAATAGTGACTGTCCAAAATATTCAGTTCTATTTTCTTTTGTAGCACTATAGTATACTCCTATTTCTTTAGCTTTTACTAAATCATATATACTTTGAGTACCACCAGCAAATAATTGTAAGTCCATCACAAATTTATTCATCATAATCTATCAATCTCCTTTTCTATACAGTAAATGTAATTTGTTTTAATGCAGCTTTAGCATCTGCAACAGGTGCTTCTGGTAATTTGCTTGTTTTAACAAAACCATGTATTACCATAGATCCTGTAGCAGGTCCATAAGTTACATCTACATCATAAAGCAGCACTCCCTCTGCATCTACTCCTGCTCCCACTGTTCCAGTAGCACCATCTTGAGTATTCTTTTTAACTACCATTTCACCAGCATTCTCTAACCTAGGTGCTGTTTTACCACCTATGATAGTACCTGCAGGTACTATTTTTTTACCATCTACTAATGATATATTTTCATCACTAACAGTTACTGGTATTCCTACATAATGATCTGCAACTCTTAAAATTTCTTTATTATTTGTATAGTTAGTTACTACAAATTTACTCATACTCTATACCTCCTAATTTTCTTTATTCTTTCTTGCTAATCTTTCTCCTAAGCTTTCAGTCTTATCATTTTTATTAGTGCCTGGTGGTCTAATAAATGTAGATGAAGGCGTAGTATCTTCTTCTTCAAATAGATACTCATTTTCTTCTTTTATCTTATCTAATTGATCATTTAACCCTACTATTTCATCTTTATTAAGTTTTAGCCCTTCCATATCTAATAGAGCCATTACTGCCTTAATGTTTTTTGCTTTAGCACCAGTTAAAGCACCTTCAAGTTTGTGGTTGAATTTCAATTTATCCATTTCCTCTTTAGCTTCTTTCTGTGCCTTTTCATATTTTTCTTTGTAGTCATCAGCTGCAGCTTTAATACCTTCAATATCCATTTCCTTAAATTCTTCAATCTGTTTATTAGCCTTTTTTAACTGCTTTTTTGTGCTTTCTAGCTCTGTTTCTTTAGTAGATAAGTCTCCTTTGGCTTTTTCAACGTCTTTGCCATTCTCACTCATGATCTTATCTATCTGTTCATCTGTTAATCCCAATTCCTTTAAAAACTCTCTTTTCATTGTTTAAATCTCCTTTCAATCTACGCTTTTTTACGTGAGTTGCTTTCACTTGATTTGTCAATGTATCGTCATGACTTACGAATTTTATTCATAAAAAACAGACCTTTTAATGTCATATCTAGGACAAATCATTTAATACTCTTTTAAATGCCTGTACACTCTTTTGGCTAATAGATCTATCAAAGCCATAAACTTGACTTTTTTCATTTTTGCTTCTTAACCCTGATTTATTACTAAAATCATTATAAAAATCCTTCTGCCTTCTTAATTTGACACTAGCAGAAGTAAAATCATCTTTGAGCCCTGCATTATCATAGACTATTAATTCTCTTTTTGTCTTTTTTATAGCTCTTTCAACCTGTCTTTGTTTTTGACTTGCTTCATATGCATTATAGATTTTGCCCTCATATTCAAATGCTGTCGGATCTAATTTTCTTAATTGCTCTTTTGTATAAGCTGGTTTTGAAATTCCTTCAAAAAAAGCAAACCAATCATGCCTACAATTAGCTCCTTTAAATCCTTCTATTGTTCCATACCCTATATCATCTAGTGTTAAATATCCTCTTTTCCCACTTCTACTTACTACTTGTCCTTGCCAATCTGCATGATCTGGTCTCGCTCCTATGTGTGCAGTAATTTCCATAAGGTCTTGCCCTAGCATATCAGCATTTATAATAGATATCTCTCCTGTTATTTGACTAACTCCTGTCATTAGTGACCTTCTAACTGCAGTATCTACATGATAGCTTCTTCCACTTTGATAGTCTATTGACCTTACACCACTATCTGATAACTTTTTTACACTTTGTCTAAGTACTGTATTGTAATCAAATGCACCACTTGATACTTGAAACACTGCATAATCTAAGGTATCTCTATACATTTTATTTATACCTTTATTCATCCCATTATCTACAAATCCTAAAGTATTAGTTAGATTACTAAACTCTCCTTTGGTTTGCTTTCTTACTGCATTAATAAAGTTCATCATAGGAACATTGGTTGTAATATCTTCTAAAACTTTTCCTCCTACTTTGTAGGCTGATTGTTCATTTTGATAGGATATTAATGCACTTTTGATAATGTCGTCATCTACTTGTTGTGCTGCATTGCTAATGGTAGATGCTATTTCTTCTTCTACATCTCCAATGGTGTACCCTAATTCTTGCAATATATTAACCTGATAATCAGCAGTTTCTGTAATTTCCATGCCTTTAGATATTCTTCGTGCTACATCTGCTAAGATATCCTCTTCTAGTTTTTCAAAAATGTTTATTATATTATCTGGTAGACTTTTTAAATATTCGGGACTTAACATCTAATCCCTCCTATTCTAAACCATCTGGTGGTTCATTAGGTTCATTCATAGATGGCATCATATCTCTTGCTTGATCCTCTGTAACTCCATATCTTTCCATCAGATACTTTTCAGGTTTAATTAAACCAGCTGCTACCTCTTGCATCATTATAGCTTGTTCTGATTTACTATCAATAATAATACTATCATCAAATTCAAAACTTACTTCATATTCACCCTTGTCTTCTAGCTTGTCGTATGTCGCAAGATAATCCATGGCATATAGTAAATTCTCTAAGCTTACTTTTAAAGCTTTTTGTATATCTACTACAGTAGAATATGATCTCTGTTTACTAGCTTTTATTTCCTCTGCTGTTTTTTCTACTACTTCAATGTCTGATAAAGTACCATAAGCAAGACCACAGTTAAACTCTACTCTTTTTAAGAGTTTATTTAATCCATTGAATAAAGGTTCATCTCTAATATCAGGATTAAATGTCTTATAAAAATCCTCATCCTCTGTATCTAGCCTTCTAAATAGTCTATCTTTACCTTTGGGTAGTTTACTGCCATTTTTAAGCATATCTATATTTACATCTATTGCAAGCTCTGTTCCTTCATATTCCCATAAAATTTTAGTGTGTTGTTTATCTATCTCTTTTATGATGTTTGTTGCTTTAGAGTATACTGATACTCCTAAATTACTTTTACTATCAACGTTATTAGCTAAAGGCATCTTAAAATATGAAAACAAAGGTATTTCTACACCTCTAAGATTAACTTCTGGCTCTATGTCCTTCCAAGTTTCAACTTTTGTAAGTTCTATTTCTTTACCTGCTTCGTTATAGCACTTATTAGATATATAATATATTTCATCATCCATTAGGTGATGATACTCTAATCTTGTATATTTCTTATTCTTTTCTATTATCGTGTCTGGAAATATTGCAGCTATTAAATCTCCATTAGAATTAAATTTAACTGGATAAAATTCGCCTTGTTGAACACAGTCTACAGCTATATTTTTGCCATCTACATAAGGTTTAAAAATAATTCCACCTTTAGCACAAGCATATTCAGTGTTTACTCTAATGTTATCTATAACTCTCTGATATTGTTTGTTAAGGTAATCAGCTCTTTTACTTCCTGTAACTTCCGATTTCATTTCTATAGTTACAAGCCTAGCCAATTCACTCGCTATACTAGATGCTGTGTTTAAACTCTGTAAATTTTCTTCTTCTAACCAGGTAGGATTATCTTCATACATTTGAGTCCATAATTCAATAGCTCTAGTCATATCATCCGATATGTTTATATCTACATCTATATTATTTTCTAAATTCTTATTAGGAAATATCTTACTCACCACCTTGCTTATTAAACTCTTTGTTCTCTCAAACAATCTATCACCTCATTACTGATTAATAAATCTCTTAGCATCTCTTTCAATGCTATATTCTAATGCATCAAGAGTATCTATATCACTCGTATCATCATCTAACCTCTCCAACTCATCACTAGATTCATCCCATACAGCATTAGTAAGTGCATCTTCTACTGTTTCAGCATTTTGAGCACAAAAAAACCTCCCTTGTGCCATAAGAGAAGTTACAAGTCTAATTCTATCTAATATAGGTATTTTTTTAGAGTCTCTTATTGTTATATTTAATCTTTCTTTTTTTGCTGCATTTTTAAATCCTCTAATTAAGACTTGTTCAGCACTATCTGGATAAACATAATTAACTTTGCCATATTTATTTATTATTCTTTTTACAAAATCAATAAATAAGGTGTTTAAGCCTTCTGGATCTACATCTGTTTCATATCTTTCACTTTCTAAAACAACTATTTCTTTATAGTTATGAGTTATTCCAGTAGCGACAAAAGCATGTTTTGATTCATTACCTCCAAAGTCTATACCTATATTGATATACATATAGTTTCTTCTATCTTTATCTGTTCTATATTTCTTAGGATTAGTAGCGAATTGTCTATATATAAGACCTTCTGCGACCATTCTTTTCCCTTCGATATCCCTTTGATACCATATAGAATTTTTATCATATCTAGATATTATATCAGCAACTCTTTCTTCTGTAAGATTAATATTATCGAATATAGTGAAATGCTGATAATTATAACCACCTACAAGAGCACCCTCGTCATGTTTTTTCTTGTATTCATCAATATAATCTGTATATATTTTATGCTTAGGTTTAGAAGGGTTTAAATCCCAAAATACTTTTATCTTGTCAGCCATTAATTGTCTATTAAATGCTTCTTTTATCGTATTATCATGGTGAAGATTTATCTCTGTAGCTATCCACATACCGTAAGAGTTACCTCTTATTTTCTTAAAACTATCTGCTTTTGCTCCACCAGCAAAAATTACTATTTTTTGACCTGTTTTAGTCTTTATAAACAAACATTCATTGCCTTTGAACTTTCCCCATCTACTTCTACCTCTAAACAAATATTCTAATCCAAGGCCGTTACATTCTCCAATGTTTAATTTAGCATTTGCAGCAGTAGATCCAGTAGCAAGATGTATCTTATCCTTAGTGGTTTCTAATTCTTTTCTAAATGCATATACATTATCTACTGTTTTACCAGCTCTTACTGCTCCCTCTGCTACATTAATGGTGTTTTCTCTACATTTTCTAATGTATTCCTTATGTTTATCACCAAAATTAAGGTTTAATGTTTTTTTCTTAGTTATCGCCATATATTTCACCATCAATTTCTGATAAATCTTCTATTTCTGCTCCTTTACCAGTTGCCTTAATCTTTTCTAGTTCTAATTTATCTTTCTTGAGCTGCAGTTCAACCTCTGTTCTGTATTTCTGGAATTCGAATTTCTCTTTATCTAATTCAATTTGCTCTGTATCAGTTGTTATTTTAGCTTTAGATTCTATTAATTTTCTAAGTTGGTCCATACATGCTAAAATACCATTTTCTCTATCTTCTTCTGATACTTCTTTTACATGTTTCTTGCCAAAAATATCATAAAAAAACGTCTGCTCTCTATTGAGCAAACGTGCTATTTTCAATCTTAACAACCTTATTTCTTCATCAATATTAACTGTTGCACTTATCTGTTCATATATAGCTTTTTCTTCATCTGATAAAAAGTTAGTATACATTGATTGATAAGCTCCATGTTTCACTGCATTAAGGTTTCCTTTAGGTGCTGACCCACCACTATTACCAATTGCGTTTTTATTGCCTTTGGGTGCTCCTTTTTTTGTATGCACACTTTTTTTCTTTGTATGCACACCTTTTCTATTCCAGTTGTATCTTTGTTTCCATGATTTAACTGTATTTATAGATACACTATACTTCTCAGCTATATCTTTATATTTCATTCCTTTTAAATAATCTTCTTTAGCTTGTTGTTTCATATCTGGACCTCTTATATCAGTCATACCACCACCTCGCTAGTTGCTATTCGTTTATTTTCAAAAGAAAAAAGCACCTATAAAAGTGCTTTTAACTAACGAATAAATTCAATTTTTATGCTTTTTACTTTCTGATCATTCTCTCCTTCATGATTTTCCTTAATTAAATCAAATACCCTTGAGTAAGAATAATTTGTTACTTCTTTTTCTAAAACTTCACCGTTGCTATATTCTATCTTTATCATATAATCACTTGCAGCTGTTCTAGCATCTGGCGAATTGATATATGCTTTTTTCATATTTAACATCCCCTTTCAATATACTTATTCCCTATGAAAGGTTAAAATCCTACATAAAAATATCGCAAGTTTCGACACACCACCTCATTGCTAGTTGCTATTTGAGTTTGTTTTGTTGCATGAAAAAAGAGCCTGTTGGCTCAATATATTTTTATTCTCATTCTACTTCCCCTTAGGTATGGATCATACTATACTGCTCACATAGAGAGTTCGTTATACTTATTTACAAATTTTCCATTATATTTAATCAAAAATTTTATGGTATCATCTATTATATTCATGGTTTGTATTCTGATTTTCAATGAATTAGAATTTTCATTAAATGCGATTTGACCATAAGAATCAGGGCTAAGATTTTTTTTATAATTTGGTAATAATGAGTAGATCACTTGAGTTTCTATAGGTAATATATTTGAATAAACTAAACGGTCTATTTCGCTTGCATCATCTAATAATTCATTTATTGCATTCTTTAAATATTCCTCATCTAAATGGTCTTTTTCAAAGCATATATGGTCATTCATTTTTTTTAATTTACCTACTATCCCATGTAGTATCCTGATTTTTTTAGGATAACTATCTAGTTTTCTTCTTTTTTCCTGAAAATCAATAGTAAGCATCACACCGAATAAAGTAATTATTCCACCTAATATTGAACCTGTATAAGATCCATAAAATCCAATCCAATCAGAACTCTCGCCTGCTACATTCCAATTACCTACAAACATCATGCCATTTATAATTATTGGTATGATGATGATTAAACCTATTAAAGACATTGTTAATACTATATAAAATTTAAACTTTTTATATATAAAGTGAATGTTTTTTAAAATTTTCACCACCATTCCCCCTCTCACCTACTCACTTCGGCAAAAGGAGTTAAAATCCTACATAAAAATATCGCAAGTTTCGACAAATCAAAAAGAGTCGTTGATTCTAAACAAATTTATTTTCTAATCTAATTTCTGTAATGTATCTAAAAACTCTCTATTCATATAACCAAAATTAAAAAATGGTGAACTTTCATATGTTGCTTTTCCATTTGTACTTTCTATTAATTCTTCCCTTTCTTTAGCAGATATGTTTCCTTCACGCCAATCCTTCTCAATATCACCTAAATAAAAGTTATAAAGAATACAAGTTAACTTCTCCTGAAGTAGTTCTAATTCAAATAATATATTTCCATCTAATCTATGTTCAATCCCTTGATTTCTATACTCATTTGCCTTTGCTTCTAACTGATTTAACAATGGCCTGTTTATTCTTAATTCCTCTATAGCTCTTTTGGTTTCTTTTTTATTCATATAATTCACCTCATTTTTATATTCGTTCTTATAATAACTATGAGGACGAATTATTTAATATTCATTTAATCTGTTTTCACCTGCTTCATTTACTCCACCTAGTCTGCCTTAATGCTCCTCTTACTCTCTTATGACTATTTGCACTCATAAGATTCTTTGCACTATCACCTAGTTTTATCTCTTTCTTCTTTGGTTTCTCTTTACCGATCTTCATCAACTTCTTATAGATACTAGGACTATTTATTTTGATAATATCACCTATAGTCATACCTTCACCTCTTTTTTTATATAATAAAAACCCCACTAACTAATGTCAGCAGGGTTTCACGAAAGAAGGATATTAAATTATATTTTTACTTAATACCATATTAACATGTTATTATCGCCCAAATCGCCCAAACAATAAATATTTTTAAATTATTTTTATTTTCTATTCTTCTAAATATCTATCGTGTATTTTCCTTGGATAACTTTCATGTACTTTTCCAATTCTCATAGCTATAGCTTGCCAACTTAAATTATCTATGTATCTATATCTGAATACTCTTCTAGTTAAAGAATCTGGAATAGTATTAATAAATTCTTCTATCTGTAGTTTGAAATTCTCACACTTCTCTTTTCTCTTATGCAATATATTCTTTTTAGTAAGTATTCTTTTTAGATTACGTTCTTCTTCAAGAATGTTATATCCTTCTATAGTAAAACTTCTAGGTTGATATGGGAATTCAGCATTAGATCCTTTAACCTTATCCATTTCACATTTTATTTCTTTGTTTTCTAATCTTGATATTTCTCTGTCTAATTCTTCTATCTCTTTTAGTATGCTTTTGTATTGTTTCAAAAGTTCCTTCCCTTCCATATTATGCCCCCTTCTCCCTTAACTGCTCTAGTACATTATTGCAAGTAGTACATAGCATTATGCTTTTCTTTTTATATCTAGCACGTACCATTTCATTTAAGCAATGCTTACATAAGTTTTTGTTTACTTGTAGTTTTACTTTCTTCTGTTTTTTAGTAACTCTGTCTAAACATGTAGCTGCTACTAGATAATCACACTCACTTTTTCTTTTGCAGTTTTCTCTGTAACAAGTCATTACAGATCACCCATTTTATCCATAGCTTCATGTAGTATCTTTTCTGCTCGCTCTTCTCCGATACGATTATCTCTCATAGTTTCATAAAAAGCTTGGAATGTATTTTCTAATAGCTTTGCTCCCCATTCAGTAGGTTTTGTTTCTCTCTGTAGCCTTCTTCTCTCCGATCTGTTCAATTTAAAGCCCCCTTTAAATTTTCCTAATCTTCATTATAAATAATCCCATATACGTGATGTTTTTTCATAAATGAATCTTTGCCTATTGTTTCAGCTTCAGCATGATGTATTCTGCATAGTGCTATTTTCTTCAATTTGCTATCATCTACAGTTTTTCTATCCCTTCCCATGCCTATTGCATCTTCATGGTGTAAATCTGCTTTCTTTCCACATAAGCAACACTTCCTATACTTCAAACATAGCCACAAATATTTTCCTATATCATCTGTCCGATCTAGTCCGCTATCAGCTATAGGTATATCCCATATAAAGCAAAATTCTATAAGATAATTAATAAATAACCTTGCTGTTGTCATGCTACAATCTGAAAGGGAGAAATAATCTTCTCCACTCTCAATCATGTAGTTGTATTTAAGTAATTCTTTAAGTTCTTCTGGCATATGTCCTGTGTAATTCGATATATCTCTTATAGTTGCATAACATTTCTTTCTTTGGTCTGGACTAATAGTGCGACCATCTTCTAGCCTTAATTCTGCTTGCACCATTCCGTTTTTGCTGAACCTCTTTAGATAATCTCCGAGCTCTTTTTTAGGAATAATAACCCTTAGCTCCGTACCTTTATCACTATGTCTATATGCTCTAATCTCTGCATACTCATGCAATTACAACACCTACTTTATTCCCATATAGCACAACTATTTATTTCCTTAATATTATTCTCTAGCAAAGTAAAATCTGCTCTATTGTTATCAAATTCTACATTTAGCTCTAAACTTCCGGTCGTAGCATTACAATGTAGATAAAACTCTTTTATTCCACCTTTTTCTTCTATTTCTTTGATTATTTCAGATAGTTTTTTCATTACAACACCTCTTTAACAGCTTTCCAAAGTGCATCAGTTAATTCTTTAGCTGCCGTTTCAATATGTGCTGCAACATCTACATACCACATTGCACCAACACTCTCTATTTTTACATCACAGTCATATGAATATAAAACATCAATCATTTTTCCTATAGTCATTCTTTTAGATACCATTCTGTCTAAATCTTCATCGTTTTTATAATCATTAGGACTTATATCTAAAATTACTGCAAGAGTTAAAGTGTCTATTATATGAGCTTCATTTAACTCCTCTACTGTAATATGCTGTTTCATCTAATCACCCTTTCTATTTTTCTATATAATTCATTACATTTTTAACAACAATATCTATGGTTCCATCATCATTTCTTTTAATTTTAAACTTTAGATTATGTCCAAATGAATCACGATCACCTTTTATTTCAAATCCAGTATCAGTTTTAATAGATTTTTTCTTGAGTTTTTTCTCTATCCATGGCTTATCTACTTCAAAGTTAGTTATTTCAAATCCGTTATTATTCAAATTATCTATAAAATCTCTCTGCATTTCATCGTTACCATCCATAGCTTCTTCCACAAAATTTCTAATGTTTATTTCTTCTTCATGTTTTAAACTATCAGATAGAACTTCTCTTACTTTTGTAGCTTGCTCAACATCTTGTCTTAATTGAGTTCTAACCCATTTTTCAGTAATGTTTCTGAACATTTTAGTCTTATCTTTGCTATCTAAAATCAAATTACAATTTAGGAAATCTTCTACAAAGAATTGGGCTATCTCTTGGTTATTATCTAACTTATTTTGCTTATCCAAGACGATTAAATCAAATTCATTATTTACCTCGTAAGCTTTAATAAATGCACATTTCTGAAGTTTTTGCCCAGTTTTAGGAAGCCCTATCTCATTTGGTTTAATTAATATTTTAAATTTTTCATCAACCATTTCTATATCATGTGTATATGATTTTCTATAATCCATTTTTAATAGTGCTACATACCTTACATTATCAACAGTATATAGGCATACAGCTAAATCACATGATGAAGTATTACCTCGTGTTTTCATTATAGAAAATAAATGATCAGCTATTTTCTTTGATTCTTCTACAAATATTGAGTTATCACAAATCATATTGCTGCAGCAATCACGAACTTTGTTTTTTTCTAACTTGAATTTAGCTATCCTGTTATCATCATCTTTCAAAGATCTCACTATATGCTTTTCTATTAATTCATGTATTTCTTCTGTGATCTCCTGGTCAAAATCTGCTAATAATGGTTTATCTAAATTCTTATCTAAAACGTGAATTATCACTTTATTTAAAATAATGCTGTTTGTTTCTCTCATCTTAATGTCCCCCTTGAATTTTAGATATTTCAATTTCCATTCGCTCTTCATTAGCTTTACAAGGTTGCTTTTCTCCGTACACCTTCACAACTTGTCTATCATCTTTGTATGCAATTCCATTCAATGAATCTAAAGCACTCTTTATATAGTTATCTATATCTCCGTCATTGCCCATTGGAGTTGTTTTTCCTTTTAGATATACCTTTACTATTACTTTCATGTTCTCTGTAGCAATTTCACCTTTTATTTGATTCAATGCTATATATTTAATGCTATCTTTATATGCCATATATCTTTGAGCATTTCTCTTAACATACTTACCTCTTTGAGTCATTCTTACATATGGTACAGGTCTACCTGGAATAATTAGTTTTATAGCCATATTCGCCCCTCATTTCATAAATCTATATTAATTTTCATATAATTTTTGTATAATGTGAATGTGTGTGCTTGTGGAGAAGTCTCCTCGGTCGCCAAACTAAAGTGACTTCCCCTTGCACATGCTCCTATTTCTTTTCTTTAAATGAATTACAGTAATCTTTAACTGATATTTCTTTTTCCCATATATCACACATATCTATACTGCCCATTAATGACTCTTGCTTGTATCTGTATTTACAGCCATTACAACTTCTTCCTTGTATTTTTTTATCCATTCCAATCTCTCCCTTAATTACCTTTTCCAATGTCTACCTTTAGCAAAGTTAACTCTTTGTTTCTCAGCATAACTTAATTTAGTTTCCATTCTCATTCTTTCAATTTGTAAATCCATTTTTAGTTTTTCTAATTCCATATCCCTTTTCTGTTTTTGTATTTCTGTATCTAATTTAAGGGCATATCCCAAGCAAATTGTATAAACCATTAAAACTAATCCTGCTACAATCATGGATGCCTCCTAATAACCATTTTCTTGTCTTTCATGGTTCACTTCATTTTTTTCTTTATATGCTTCTACTATTTGCTCCCATGTAAATCCTAAGCATAATCCAAGTCCTAAAAATCTCTCTGTTAATTCTTTATAAGCCTTCCATTCAAAACTTGTGTTAATTGATATGTCTAATTTACTTACAAACATAAATACATTTCTTAATAATTCATCAGCAAATGTTGTATATAGATCAGCTTCAAAATCAGTATTACCTTTATCTATTTGTAAATCTAAACCTATACTTAGGAGAAAATGTAGGCAATCAACGTATTCTTATAGTAATCTATTCCCTTTATAAACTTCCCCATATCCTTGGCACACAGGACATTCAATCGTAAGAACTTCTTCTTTAATAGCTATTTCTAAATTTCCTGGTTGGTCTGAACAAACTTTGCATCTTTGCCATTCATTAGACTCTTGATCTTCACTCCAAAACTTAAAACCTCGCCACTCATTTGCTAATTCTCCTAGTTCAACTTGAAGTGCTAATATTTTCTTTGGTAGTAGATCCTGCCCCTCCAAGCCTTTTTCTTCAATAATGTGTTCGTCTAGTTTCTTCTGCATTTCGAATAACTCTTTAAGTTCCACTATCTAGTTCCTCCTTTAACTCTTCAATCAAGTCCTTGTAATAATAAACTACTACTTCTGTTCTATTTCTAGCTCCTAATCTTTTAAGTAATAAATAAACATGATTCTTAACTGTTTTTATGTTTATACTTAATTCGTCTGCTATCTCTTCGTTGTTATATCCTTCTGCTAGTAATTCAACTATTCTTTTCTGTTGCTTAGTTAGATTAGTCATACCTGCTCGTGTCCTTTAATTTCAAAGTACACTCTCTCGGCTTCATTCGTTCTCTTGTATCTCTGTAGTAACTCCTTAGCTCTGATTCTTTCTTTTTCTTCTCTCTAATCTTTCTGTGATCTTCTTTGGTTAAATATCTAGTTCCTAACATAAGCTTGTCCCCTTTCAAAACTTAGTATTTTGCCCTAGATGAAGTTTTTTTATACTAGGTATACAAATATACCTAGAAGTTATTTCTGCATTAAATTAAGTTGATTCTGTTTGAATTTGATGTAAGTTTCGTATAATACTTGTATAATGTGACTTAAATATGACAATCCACAATTACTAGAATTAATTCTTGGTCTGAATCTTTTATAAACATGTCATAAAAACCTAAGTTCCACTGTGTAGATTCCTCATTTGATTCAGAAGAACAACCGAACCAACCCATTTCGCCTTTAGCGTGCCATTCTCCGTCTGGTGTAATAACAGCATAAGTTTGAAACTCTGTTTCTCTTTTTATATAAGTTTCTTTAGTATCGTCTTTTTTAATTCCAGAAAAATATCTTTCAATTCCTTGCGGATTACTGTCCCATATTTCCTCTGCTTTTTTTCTTGATCTATTAGCCATTTCATCCCAATCTATATCTTTTAATCTAGCATAATTTGATTTTCTTCCATTTTTTCTAAGAATCATATTCGACCATCTTCCACCTATTTCATACCAATCCCATTTAGCATTTGGATTTTCCCAGCATCCATATTTACCTGTTTTTTCATCTTTTCTATATCCATAATATTCTTTCATAAAATCATCTAGGGTTTCATAGTCCTCTTTATAATCTTCGTATTCTTGCAACTCACTATCGCTACACTCATTAAATTTCAAGTATTCTATCGGACAATCTCCCATATTGTTTTCTTGATATGGAGCAAGTAACTGCTCTAATTTCTTACCATTTTTATTAACTAAAACTCCTACTGTAAAATGACTCATTTTTTATTCCCCACTTTCTTAAATTTTTTTGCATAAATTTCATATTGTGTTACTAGTTACTACTTGTCCCTCTTATCCTTAAGTGTACAAGGAACATTAATTTGCTATGTTCCCGTACATATTCAAATCTATGGCTAATTATCTCTATTGACGATATCCCATATAAAGTTTTTAACTGTGATTAAAGCTTTTCTATATCCTTTACTCCACAGTCTCGTTTCATAATTATAATTATCAAGTGGCTTATTCACCTCATCTTCAACGAAGTCTAATATTTCCTTTAGCTTTTTATATAGCTTGTTGTCAGACATGATATGCACCTCCTCATGCCATGAATATGCACGAGGACTTAATTTGTAACAGATTTCATAAAATCTTTAATCTGCAGCTTATATATTGTTGTAATTTCATTTTTCAACTTGTTGATTTTACCGAATAGTTCATTCTGCAAGTTAAAAAGGTAGGTCTTCCGAACCATCCATAGCTTCAAATTCACTCATATCTATATCTGCTTTTCCATCAATACTATTGTTAGATTGTTGATTATCCTTATCTCCCCATTCTAAAAACTCCACCTGGTTAGCTACAACTTCTGTTACATATCTTTTCTGACCCTCTTTATTTTCATATGTTCTACTTTGAAGTCTTCCGTCAATTGCTACTAATCTTCCCTTTTTAGTGTAATTAGAACAAGCTTCCGCTGAATTTCCCCAAACTACTACATTGAAAAAATCTGCTTCATCTTTCTTAAAAGGTCTATCTACTGCTATTCTAAATGTAGCTACTGCTTTACCCGATGCAGTGAAACGTAATTCTGGATCATTAGCAAGACGGCCAATTAAAATTACTTTATTGATAATAATCACTCCTTAAATTTATTTTTCTGGCATTTCATAAACTATATTTTGATTCTGTGCTAATTCTATAATTCGCTGAATTTGGTTTAACACTTCAATTGCTCTTTCTACTGTTTCATACTCTCCTAATATAAAATCGCCTTCATCAGCAACACCCACATCTCCACATATTTGTTTTTCATTGCCGTAAGATAGACTCACATAAGTAACCTTAACCAATCTCTTTCTACATTGACTTCTGATCCACATTATTATCATCCTTTCCTATTGCACATTTATCACATATCGGTGGTTCTATCGGCATACCCATGCAACCACAATCCCTACCACTGCAACATGTTGGTACTTTGGAATATTCTTCAAGTTCTTGTTCTGTTAGTTCAGCATTACAATAAAAACAATTCATTACCTCACTCCTCTATTTGTTTTAAACAAGCTAGAAACTATTAATCTTGTTGCTAGTGGTAGCTCTAAAAATCTAAAATCTAGTATTGGTTTCATTTGCTCTCCTCCTAATCTTCGATGTACCAATCACCATTCATCAATTCAGCTGCACTAATTGAACTTTTCCACTCAGTATCATATAAACTTTTTCGCAGTGGACTTCTTTCATATATAAATTTTTCTCCATTTAATAAACAATAAATTGTTTTCCCATCTATCCAAGCCTCAATTGCTTCCTGCCATGTTACTGGTTCTTTAACTTCTTTCCATTCCATTTCAAGTGCATTGTCAGCGACTAAGAACCAGTCACTACTTTGCAATTCATGTTCCGAATTATAAAAAGGATAAACAAGTAATCCGTTGATCATTTGTACTTTGTATCCGTCTTTTTTGTTTTTAAATTTCTTATTAGGATTCTCTGTTAGTTCCTTAATCATTTCCCATGTTTTCATTACTTCGCCTCCTTATACATCTTCTCTACTTCTCTTACTGCCTGCATGATAGTCCAAGTTGGATTTTCTCTTTTAAGCCTAACTGCTTCATCTGCTACTTTAGATATTCTCTTTTCATCTAGTTCCAATTAATCCACCCTCCTTTTTTTAATCATTTATAGTTTTCTTTTCTAACAATGCTGCTACATTTTCATCAATCTTGTCCTTATTAGCTTGTAAAGCATTGATGTTTTTCTTAACTGGCAATGGTATTACTCGATCTTTCTTTTCTCTATCTACTAAAGTTTCGTACATTCGCATGAAATGTGCCCTATCAGCCATTTGATTTTCACTCCAACATAATTCTTTCCATCCCATACCTTGTACTGCTCTTCTAGTTAAAGGGCTTAAAAATTTTAATGCATCTTCTTCTCTATAAGATCCATATTTCCGAATAGCCTCTTTAACTTCGCCCCAAGCATCAGATTGTGTTGGTAATTTATCCTCTGTAGTTTCAGATACTGCATTTCTTATATCTGCTATAGTAGGAGGAAAAACCATTTCACTTATTAGCTTTTTAACTGCTAGTTCCAATACTGGATATTCAATATCTTTTAACATTTCATACCAGAAAGCCATTTGCTCTTTGGTTTCTACTCCAAAGTTTCTATAGTTACTTTTAAGTGCTGCTATAATCGTACTGAACTGTTTTTTATCCATCGTTTACCCACTCCTCCAATACATCCATTTGTTCTTTGAAACCTATAACCTTGCCTTTAGCAGGTCTAACTGTTCTATTCATTTGTGGTACTATCTTGTCCCAATTTTTCCTTAAGCCTGCTGGTGATTGTATAACTGTGTCCCAGAAGTCGCTTTTATTAAAAACAAACTTTACCACTTCTCTAAATTCATCTACAGTTCTTTTATCTAACTCGATTATTTTTCTAACATCATCAGACCATTTATCCATATCTTCTGGATCTTCATTAGGTACTTTCTTATTAGGATTAACTTCTAAAACTTTTTCTCTAATGTATAAAGCAATTTGATAATATTGAGAATCTTCATCGTATCGGATTTTTTTGTCACGTTCTTTTTTATTCTCATTGTTATCATTGTTATCATTGTTTTCATTATTATCATTATTGTTTATGTCTTCGACTTGTTCTTTACTTGTTTTTGACTTGTCTTTTGCTTGTTCTTTACTTGTTTTCGTGTTGTTTTCCGAAACTTGATAGTCGTTGTAATTGCAAACTATAAGCCTTGTTCTTTTTCTGCCTTCTTTTTCGTTTTTTATCATGCAATCTTTTTCAAGTAATTCCAAAAAATTTCTAACTTTTGTTCTTGACCATCCCCATCTTTCGGCAAGTTTTGGTTCACTAGTTATATGCTGACCTCTATATACATCTATTAGTTGTCCATCCATTAAGGTTTTGCCATCCTCGTGGTTAACAAGCATTAATATATCTATCCATGCTTGTCCTTTTGAAAAAGGCTTATCTTCCCATAACCAGTTGTTTTGTATTTGTCTATGAACACTTATCCAACCTTTAGCCATGTCACCACCTTCCTTTCAGCTTTTGCCTTAATTTCTTCATTTGCTTGTCCCCCTCTTTTCATCAAAAAGGATATAGACTAATATCAATTTCCTTCCCTTTATCTGCTATCCAAATGCTCCTGTCATATACTTCTGCTACTTCATTAATAAATCTAGTTGGATTACTATTGCTATCTGATAAATGTAATAAAACTATACTTCTAACGTTTTTCAAATCATTAGCTTTTAGAAAATCTTTAACATTTTCTAGTTCAAAATGTGATTTCATTACTCTCTTTTTCATTGCTGGATGTACTTTCCCGCTATCTACATTTTCATTCAATACATCTAAGCTATAATTACATTCAATTAATATATGATTAAGGTCATCGAAGGTATATTCAACATAATAAGTATCTGTTGCAAATAACATTGTTCCCATTTCTTTGTGATGTACTAGAAAGCCTAAAGGCTCATTACAATCATGTTTTACATCAAAAGGTAGTATCGTATACCCTCCAACTTTAAAACTTTGTGCTGACTTAACTGTGTTACTTCTATGACTTTTTATATCTAATGCTTCTGCAGTTCCATTTGATAGGTATACATCTACTCCAGAAGTCATTAATTCATTTACTGATTTACAATGATCCTTATGCTCATGTGTAATTAAACACCCAACAACTTTGGATAAATCAAAGTTCAAAGCTTGTTTAATCTTTTTAAAACTAATGCCACATTCTAATATCAAAATCTCTTCTTTTGATTCAAGGAGATAGCAGTTGCCTTTACTGCTACTCCCCAATATTTTTAATCTCATATCTAAAATCCTGGATCTTCTGCTATAAATGATTCTTGTTGAGGATTTTTAGTGCTTTTCTGTTCATCAGCATCAGTTTTAACTTCTTCATATTCAGCATCTTGAACTTCTGATTTATCAAATCCCATAGTTTTCTTATTTGCTTTTTCTTGTATTTCGCTCTTAACTTCTTCTTCACCTGAAACATGAACTTGTCCAGCTTCTTCTTCTACATATAGAGCTCCTAAATCTTCTGGGAATGCTTCTCTAAGTGCTTGTACTATTGCTACCTTCCTAATCATAGTTTTAGGCTTACTCTTCCATATGGCTTGACCTTTGTTATATTCATCTAATGCAATTTTAGCCACATATGGTTTAGTTCGGTCTTTCTTATAAGCCTTACACCAACCACCTAATAAGTTGTCAGTTTTTAATGCGAAACTTCCTTCAACTTCTAAAATTTCTCCTTCTCTTTCGATAATCAGTCCAGCTTCAAATCCTTCAAAACCTTTAGCTCTTTCAGCTTTCTTCATGTAAGCTTCTTTTGATGTAATAATATTAGCTGGCGAACCTTTAAATTTAACTAAATAAGCTTCTTTTAAGAATGGATTTAACTTTTGATATTTACATAAATTTATAAACATTACTACTTCCTGATCTGAAACATCATCATTACCACTGGTTAAATATTTTTTTACTGTTGCACCTGTTAATTTTACTTCTTCACCATTAACTTCAAACTTAACTTCCCTTGTCATTAAATCATTTGCCATTTTTATTTCCCTCCTAATTTATCTTTTCAATATTACTAATATCATCAAAGCAGACTTCCAATTCATTCAATAATTCGCTATGAATTTCTAAGCTAATTGAATCAATCCCTACTACCTCTCCAATAACCTTTTCACCACTATCAAGTTCGATTTCAACTACATCTTCTACTGATACTTCAAATTCAGAATCTACTATTAAGGTATTAACGACTGAAAAACTCATTTAATCCACCTCTACTTTCAACTCTTCATCTTTTGTTACTACAAGTCTAATAACTTGACTCTTACATGGAACTAATTCATTTACACTTTCAGCATTATCTACAAATATAGGAGCTTGTACATCGAAATGTTCTGATAGAGTATTAATAATATCTATTCCAGCATTTATCTTTGCTGCGTTGTTTGCATCTGCAAATGGTACTCCATCTATTAAAGTTTCACATGTTTCTTCTAACGCTCCATTTACAAGAGTATTGAATAGTTTAAATCTTACCGTGTTAAATTTGCTATTAATTCTACTTTCTAGTAAATCTACTTTTGTTCTAACAAACTCTTCACATAAGAACTCTTGACCTTCTAATTCAGCTATTTTATTAGCTAATTCCTTTTCGCGTTCTGTTAGTTCTGTGATACGTTCCTGTGACTTCTCATACTGCTCTTTAATTGCTAACTTTGATTTAAGGTTGTCTAATTCAGATTCTTTTTCTGATTTTATAGATTTCAAATATTCTATGCTAGTTTCTACTGGTGTTTCAAGTTCCACTTTTAATACTTGTACTTCTTCTTGGAGCTTTCGGTATTCCGCATTTTCTTTTAATGTATCTCCTGGAACAAAATTTTCTATCTGCTGCTTTAATTCTTTTTGTTGTAATTCAAATGATTCTATTTCTTTATCTAAGCTTTCAATTTGTTTTTCTGATTCTGCTAATGTTTTAGAAAGTTCTTCGATTCTAGTAGCATTTTTTTTACCTTTAGCTTGTATATTTGCTATCCTTTTAGCTTTGTTTTTATTAAACGACTCTAGCATTTCTGCTTTCTTTTCTTCTTTACTATCCTCTGGCAGATCTTGACTACAAGTAGGACATATAAATTCTTCTTCATTGAATTCTAGTTCTTTTGAAAATTCTTGGTTATACTCAGTTCTAAGTTCATCGTTTTCAACTTTTAATTCAGATATAGTTGCTTGTCTATCTTCATTTTGTGATTTAAGAGAATCAATTTTATTGATCTTTGATTTTATTTCAAATTCTATATTGTTTAACTTACTCTCTAACTCTCTTTTAGGCTTATCTTTTTCTAGTTCTGCTTGATGTTCTAACTTCTGTAATTCAGATTGTTTTGAGTATAAAACACTCTTCTTTTTAGCAATCTGTTCATATACTTTAGATTCATCTAATATCTGTTCATCGAATGTATCTATTTCTGTTTTCAAACCTTCTATTTGCTTTATTACTTTTTCAAAATCAATATTCAGTTCCGGTAATCCTTGATTAATTTCATCTATCCTTACTGGTATTGTTTTAAGCTCATCATTAAGCTTCTTTCTTCTACTTGCAACCATGCTTTTGAACTTATCTATGTCTTTTCCATCCAGTAGTTCTTTTAATGGGTTAAGTTTTTTATTAGAGTCTATAATCACCGAATCATCTATATCTCCGATAACCTGCATTAAAATATCTCTTCTATCTGTCCATTTAAGCTTTTCATTAAAATACAGCGGATTAGTAACTAACTTAAATATATTTTCATCAACCAATGAGTTTATTTTTTCTGTATACTCTGATTTTTTAACTGGTACTTCATCTATAAAATAATTTGTAGTGTGTCCAGTTAATTGCTTATCTGCTTGTCCTTTTTTCTTGGTCCACTTCTCTTTATATATCTTTTGAAGTTCTATCGCTCTGCCATCTTCTAATACGATGTTTGCTTTAACTTCATGTTCTAATCCATGGATCGCTTGTCCATGTTTATCTAATGTCTTTATGTTAAAGTTACTGCTGTTATTGCTATCTTTATCAAACAGTAGCCACATAAAAGCATCAAATACTGTTGTTTTCCCAACTCCATTCTCCCCAGAAATAGATGTGTTTTTGCCTTTAAAATCTATTAATAACTCTTTTAACCCTTTGAAATTTCTTAAATATAGACTGTTAAGCTTCATTTTCTAATCTCCCCTTTAACATTTCATTTTGTCCCTTAAGATAATTAACTTCATCTTGTAACATATTTCTATCTGCTATTAATTGTTTTATAAAGTAATTTACATCTGATTTCATTTCTTCTATTTCTTGTTCATTAAGATTAAGCATTTGTATATCTCCCTTCTTTCGTGTTAAAATAACAGTGAATTGTTTTTTATGCCCCTTATTTGGTTGCCGCCAATGGGGCTTTTTCTAATTCTGCTAGTTTCCTAAGTTGTTTTCTTAAACCTGCAACTGTACCTACATATCTAAATAACATTACTTGCATGTCTGCACCTCCTTTAAGCTTTTTATAATTACATCTATCTCTTCTGTTTTCAAACTTCTAACCAAAACGGTTGCTAATGTATTACATAACTTCTTGTCATACTCTTCTTGCTGAGTATCATCCACGATTGGATTAATAACTTCGCATTCAAACTCTCTTGGTTTTCTCATACTTTAGCCTTCTTTTTGAAATTGCCATCTGTCTATTAAATCTGATATTTCATTTGCCATTTTTAATTCCTCCTATGCTGTCTTTTCTATATCTGGTAAAATGCCATTTTCTTTCAACAAATCATATAAAAACAATCTTCCTTTTTGGGTCCATTTAGTATTCATTTTTATATCAGGACTTCCATTACTTCTTACAATGTCAATAGTTTCTGAATGTGTATAACCTTTGCCTTGGTGTTCCTTGTATAACAGCCATTGACCACTTTGTTTATACTGAACTTTTAAATCGTGTAACAACTTATTCATTTCTTGTCCAGTCATCCCATAATCCTTAGCTATTTGAGTTATAGAAACTAAGCCTTTATTTTTCAAAATCCTATCCATATAATCTGCTTTAGGTTTTAACTCTCCAATGATCTGTTGCTGCTTTTTATTTAGTTCCTGCTCTTCTTTCAATTTAGTTGCAAGTCCTATAATAGTATCTGGATTAAGTAAAACTTCTTCTATTTTATCTGGTGTCATATAAGCACCATGTTTTCTTATAGATGGCAATACTTCTGATGTAACCCACTTCTTAAATTTTTTAGCTGTTGGTAGTTTAGAACTTAATACCAATGAATAGATTCCACTTTCGTTAATCAAATAAGTATTTCTGTTTTGTCTGCCATCCCAAATCGGGAACTCAGCTTTATCATCTTCATCAACGTGTACACCTACAGCTTTACTTGAATTAGAATATCCTAAAACTTCTGCTACATCTTTTCCAACAAACCAAGCTGCTCCATCTTTTTCTAATACTCTCACTTGACCAAATTCTTTATTATTGAAAATCTGTAAATCTTTTTTCATTTGTAAATCCCCTTTTAAATTAATTACTGATTGGGAAAACTAAACTAATTCGCTTTCATATCGTTATCAGTATTCAAAACGTGGGCAACTTCTCTAAAAAAAATTGATTCATATGGTAAGTTGAAGAATTTCTTCAATTTCTCGATTTCACTAATTGTAAATTCAGCTTTACCATTTTCTTTCCAACTATAAGTTGATTGTGTTATGCCTAAAAATTTTGCTATTTCATATTGGCTTATATTATTTTCTACTCTCAATGCTTTAAGTTTTCTAAATGCCATATCCTCACCTCCTTTGCCCACAATTTGTTTCGTTAAATACATTATAGCCCACGATATGAAAGCTGTCAACATATATTATATGATTTTTTTAAAAAAATATTACTGTTTTTTATTTAAAAATATAAAAAATTATATTCGATTAGTGGGCAAACCTTCAATTTTCCCACATTCTGTGTATAATATAATTGAGGTGAAAATTATGACTTTAGGTGATAAATTAAAAGAATTAAGAGAAGAAAAAGAATTGACAACTCGAGAAATGTCAAAAATTTTAAATATAGGAAAATCTACATTTTCAAATTATGAAAATGATGTAAGAAGACCTGATTATGATACACTTTCAAAAATAGCTGACTATTTTGATGTATCAATTGATTATCTTCTAGGTAGAACTACTATTAAAAATCTACCCAAAGAAGATAAAAGAGATCATACAATACCTATTGCAGCACACTTTAAAGGAAAAGAAATGACCGAAGAACAAAGAAAAAGAATAGAGAAATTTATTGAGTTTACTTTAAATGAAGATGATTAATTAGAAGTGCATAAGGGGGAATAACATGACATACGAGGATTTATTATTGAAATTCAAAAACTTTAAGGTAAAAGAAAGAGATTTCTCTGATATAGATCCTGAAGGAGAATTAGATGGACTTTGTATTGGAGATAAAATATTCATTCGTAACAACCTTACAAATATAGAAAAAGGTTGTACTTTAGCTGAAGAACTAGGCCATTATTACACTACCGTTGGCGACATATTAGATCCTAAAAAAGTAGAAAACAGAAAACAAGAAAGAAAAGCTAGAGCATGGGGATATGAAAGATTAGTTGGGATAATAGACTTAGTGAATGCTTATAAAAATGGTGTTAGAAACAGATATGAACTTGCCGAATATTTAGATGTTACAGAAGAATTTATAGAAGATGCTTTAAATTATTACAAAGAAAAATACGGACTTTATCATGAAATAGATAATTATATGGTATATTTTGAGCCTTTAGCTGTTGTGGAGAAATTCGAATAGCCAGGGCTTTTTCTGAAGGAGGACAATATGAAAGTTGCAATTTATTCGAGAAAATCTAAGTTTACTGGAAAAGGTGAAAGTATAGAAAATCAGATTCAGTTATGTAAAGATTATGCTATTTCTAGATTTGATGCTACAGATGAGGATTTCATTATATACGAAGATGAAGGATTTTCTGGTGGAAATGCTGATAGACCTCAGTTCCAACTAATGATTCAAGATGCCAAGAAAAAGAATTTTGATGTTCTTATATGTTATAGATTAGATAGAATTAGCAGAAACATAGCAGATTTCTCAACACTAATAGAACTTCTAAAAAAGTATGATGTAGATTTTGTTTCTATACGTGAACAGTTTGACACTTCTACTCCTATGGGCAGAGCAATGATGTATATTTCTAGTGTATTTGCTCAGCTTGAACGTGAAACTATCGCTGAACGTATAAAAGATAATATGCTGCAGTTAGCTAAAACTGGTAGATGGTTAGGTGGTGTTCCTCCTCTAGGTTTTGAGTCTAAGAAAACTTCATATATTGATAATGAATTTAAAGAGCGTTCTCTTGTTGAACTAATTACTATAGATGAGGAAATGGAATTAGTTGATTTTTTCTATGACAAATACTTGGAGTTAGGATCTATACACAAATTAAGAAAATATTTAATTCAAAACAACTATAATACTAGAAACAATAAATACTATTCCTCTAGGGCCCTATCTGATATTCTGCGAAATCCAGCTTATGTACAAGCTAATAATCAAGTTATAGAATATCTAGAGAGTAAAAAGATTATTGTTGCTGGTAAAGATAAAGTCAATAATAGAAATGGTATATTAATATATAACAAAACAAATAATAACACTAAAAATAATCATTCTGAATGGATAGCTGCCCTAGCTAAACATAATGGAGTTATTGATTCTGAAAAATGGTTAAAAGTGCAAAAACAACTTGATAAAAACAATATGGAAATCCCACGAAAAGGCACATCAGAAGTTGCTTTGTTAAGTGGTATTTTAAAGTGCAAAAAATGTGGATCTGCTATGAATGTAATGTACGGAGCTAAAAGAAAAGATGGCACTAGGCCTCATTATTATGTTTGTAATCTAAAAACTATATCTGGTATGCATAAATGTGACAATAAAAATGTTAATGGTATAGACATAGAGCATACTGTAATAAATAAATTATTAAGTCTTGCTAAATCTAAAGAAAACCTATTAAAAGAACTAGAATCGCTTAAAAAAGAAAAAAATTCATCTACTGATACTGATTTATTAGATGAACTAAAAAATCGTCGTAAAGAGCTATTAGACGAGATTAATACCCTGGTAAGTGAATTATCTAAAAGTGCAATAGCATCTAAATATATACTGCCTAAAATAGAAGCCAAAGATGAAGAGCTAAAGAAAATTGATGGAGATATATTAGAATTAAACAAACTAAATAAAGACAAAGAAAAAGAAACTGAAAACTATAACTTTGTTATAAATAATATTATTGATTTTTCAAAGATGGTAGACAAACTAGATAATGATCAAAAAAAATATTTTATTCAAACTATAGTAGATAAAGTTTACTGGGATGGAGAAAATGAAAAAGTATCTATATCTTTTTTTTTATAA